CTGTTACTATTACTTGTTCTTCAGGAGAACTTCCTAGAACTGTATCAAGTACGGTTACTGTTGACCTTGCAGCAGGTACAATGGCATTATCTTAATAATTAATTAAATTGGGTACGCATCGTGCATTTTGCACTTTGCACCCTTTTTATTATACTTGCACTATGTATATATCAAAAAACAAAGAAGGCAAAACTATCTTTAAAGAAGGTGTTGCTGTTATGTGGGCGGATGCTACACAAGAAGAACTCAAAGCAATTTATGATTTGGGTTATACTAATTTTGTAACAAAAGAAGGAAATGCAGAATCAAAAAAATCAAAATCAAAAGCAAAAGAAGCAAAAAACGAAACCTCAGATAAAGAGTAGTTTCGGTGCTAAGTACGCTTTTGTTAATCTTTCTACTCCGCAAATTTCTACCGAAGTAAAAGACTTAGATAGATTAAGAGAAGATTGGATGCCATTTGGTAAAGACAATCTATTTCCTCAATACCTTGCTGAGTTAAAAAGACAATCTTCAACTCATCGTTCTGTATTGGCACAGAAAACAACTTTTACAACGGGAGCAGGTTTTGCAACCGACAGCGAAGAACTTAAAGGCTTCATAGAAGATGTAAACGCAAATGGAGAGAGTTTAAAGGATTGTTTCAAGAAGTTGGCAGATGACTATTACACTTATGGTAATGCTTTCTTAGAAGGCGTTATTTACGATGGTGGAATAAACTTTTATCATAAAGACGCATCTACTGCAAGATTATCTAAAACTAAATCTCACGTTTACTTTAATCCTGATTGGGCTAATTACAAAAGAAACAAGCAGAAAACTCAAAGAATACCTATATACCCTAACGTAGCAGGGAGTAGATTTATAATACACTACAAAGACTACGAAAGTACATTTAACTTTTACGGACTACCTGACTATGTTGCTGCATTAGAGCATATAGCAATAGACTATGAGATTGGTAAATACAATCACACAGCTTTTAAGAATGGTTTTAGTCCTTCCGCTATCGTTACTGTTAATGGAGATTTTGGCGAAGCAGAAGCAGAGAAATTTGTTGAAACTGCCAAAGACACTCTTACAGGTAGTGGCAATAACTCTAAGATACTTTTCTTAGTAAAGAACGGAGATGATGCAAATAGCACAGACGTTCAGATTTTAAACAACAAAGAGGATGGGGATTTCTTAGATTTACAGAAATTAACAGACCAAAATATAATTACTGCTCATAGATGGCAACCTGCTTTGAGTGGTATCGTTTCATCAGGAAAGATGAATAACACAGGTAGCGAAATAAGAATTGCTTATGACTTGGCGATGAGTACAGTTATTAGAGATACTACTAACATACTTCTTTCTCCTATAAAAAGCGTTATAAACAGAGAACTAGGTATAGATACTTCGGACTTAACCGTTGTTTATGAGCCACCTATTTCATTCTTAGCTGACATAGACCCTAAACAAGTTCTTACTGTTAATGAGCAAAGAACAATGCTTAATAAAGACTTACCTGAAATTAAGGATGGGGAGCTATTGATTTCAGACAGACAATTCATTAGAGTAGAAAAAACAACAACAAACGTAGATTAATATGGCAAATGTAAGACAGTACAATAATTTTGTAACAGCATCGGAAGTAATCGCAAACGCTTTTACTAATCAAGCTACTGATACAGCACTTATATCTGATAGTATTTTAGATATTGCTGAACTTGCACACATTAAGCCTGAGCTTGGATTGGACTTCTACGAGGAACTAAAAACACAAAATCATAACAGCAGTTTAACTACTGATAATCAAATACTTATCACTCATTTTCTAAAACCTGCTTTATATTGGTTTGTAAGGTTTGAGGTTATGAATGAAATACAATACAATACTACTTCAGCAGGTTTAGTTGTTAACGTATCTGAATTTAGTAGTCCTGCCAATGTTGAGCAATTTAATCAAATGAAGTCTGATACTTTTAGAAAAGCTAAAGTTTTTCTTGATGATATGATTGCTTTTATAACTCACGAAGACCAAGTAAATAAGTTTCCTTTATATGGAACAGATGGAGATAGCTCTATGCCTGACCAAGATATAGCAAGTAAGTTAAACGGAATAATATTCTATTAATGGATTTAGTAAAATACTACATAAACAGATTTTTTAAAAACGCTGTAAGAAAGAATGATGACTGTCCTGATGGGTATGAACACGAAATGCCTGATGGTAATTGGATGTGTGGCAGAGAACACCCTGAGCCTTACAACTTTTCACAAGAAGAAATAGACGAAACATATACAGAATACAAATCATCTGTAAATATGAGCTACTCTGAATTAAAAAGATGGTCTGAAACTGAGTGTAGCAAGAAAGCTAGTATAGGTAGAACTGCAATAAACAGAAACCTAACATTACTTTCTAAGAAAAAAGCAGATTGGACTTCTGCTAACGCAACAGAAGCTAGAAAAGCTATTGCATATATAGCAAGAGCAAGAAAACAAAAACAAGGCAAAAACGTGAGTAAAGATTGCCCATACTCTAAAAACTATATTGCTTTAAAAAATTGGGCTTACGATAGAAATAAAAAATAATAAGATATGGCAAGTACAGTAACATCAGCAACTCTTGAAGTTGTAATATCAGAAACTCTTAGTTTAGGAGGAACTCAATATGGAGGAACAAAAACACTATCAATAGGAAGTATAAACGAGGTTTTTAAGAGAATAGTAAAGTGTGTAAACAGTCAGACTACTACTGTTGCTACATTTAACGGAAATGCTTTTGCATCTGCAAACGCTATTGATGTAGAGGATGCAAAGTATATTAGAATTACAAATCTTGATGATACTAACCCTGTTGAGTTGGCTATTGTTGGTGCTGCAACACTTTATCAAGTTAAATTAGCAGCAGGAGAATCTCATATTTTAGGCTCTCCTGAAGATTTAATGTTGTCAGAAGCAGACACAAGTCCTAGCTTTGGAACAATGGCAGACATAGCAAGTATTCAAGTAAATCCTGCATCAAATGATGTAGATGTGGAAATTTTTATAGCATCAGTATAATATGGCAAGTAACGAACATAGTGCATTAGACAACACGCAACTTCACGTTCCTAAAGACTTTAGTTCAGCTTCGGCTAACACAGTATTAACAAAGAACGGAAGCAATGCTTTAACTTGGGCTGACGATAATTTAAGACGTATGCAGCACATTAGAGTTGCAGGGTTTTTTAGCAAAAGCAATACAACAGAATACGCACCAACCTATGCAGGTGGAACAACTCACAGCTACGATACTGCGGTAACAGACCCAACTGTTGATGCACAAGATGCTGTTGCACAAGCACAAGTATATTGTATTAGAGCGGGTTATGTAAATGCTTTTGGAGGGGTGGTTGCTTGTAGTAGTGGAAAAACTGTAAACTTTAAAGTATATAAGGGTACTCCTGTTGACGAAAGTTCTTCTGCTATTAACCTAACCCAATTAGGAGATACTGCTTCTGAAGTTGGTGGCGGTAATACTACTACTGATATTTTTGCAGCAGGTTCTATGGGTTCTTCTGCTTCTTTTTCAGCAGGAGATATACTTATAGTAACAATATCTGCGGGTGCTGCTTCTTCTACGGTAGCAAGATTTAACGGAACTTTAGAAATAGTATATAACGATTAACAATGGCATCAACAGCACAAGAAATAGCATTAATGAAACAGAAGATGGAATCAATGGAAGATAAGTTAGGGGGGGTGGATGATAAGTTAGATAACCTAACTAAAAAACTTCTTGACCCTGATGTTGGTGTTGTTTCTCGTGTAAATCAAAATACACAGGCTAGAAAGCTAATAACTAGAGCTATGTGGTCTTTATACATTATTGTTATTACTGCATTAGTAGGTTTGTTTTTCGGAAAATAAATGATACAAAAAGACTTTACACTTAGTATAGGTAACATTATATGGGTTATAGGTATTATATTCACTATGGGTATAGCTTATTCTCAAATAGGTCAATTAGGAGAGGACATTGTTGTTCTTGAAAAAAGACTAGAAAAGAAAATAAAAGTTATCAATGAGTGTGAAGATAAGATAAACGATTTAGAAATAGAAATAGCAAAAATTAATTCTTGTAAAAATAAAAAATAATTTAAAAATTAAAAAAATGAATTGTAATTGCAATAAAAATTTACAAGAATGTAAATGCGAAAAAATTGTTGAAACTGTTGAAACTGCTAATGGTTTTGATGCTTGGTTAGATGTATTGGAGCAAGAAGAACAACCTACTTGTAATATAGAAAATCAAGAGGACTGCGAAAATTGTGGCAGCTAATGGAATTAGTTGTATTAAGATATAATTTACAAAACGATAGCACCAACGGAATGTTATTGCAAAAGACTACAAAAGGGTATGACTTTCTTTGTTATACTCTAGAAGATGAGTATAGGGTAACTAAGGTTAAGGGGGAAACAATGATTCCTTACGGATGTTACGAAATTAAAATAAGAAAAGAAGGTGGATTTCATAATAAATATAGCAAAAGATTTTCTGATATACACGATGGTATGCTTCATATCGTCAATGTTCCTAATTTTGAGTATGTTCTTATACATTGCGGAAATACTGACGAGCATACTGCGGGGTGTTTACTTGTTGGCGACAACCAAGAAAACAACGGATTAATTTCTAATGGATTTATAGGAAAGTCATCACAAGCCTACAAAAGAATTTACCCGCCAATTTTAGATGCTTTGCAAAAAGAAGAAAAAGTGTTTATAGAATATATACATATAGACAATTTTACTAATAATTAATTAACCCTTGCTAAAGGGTTCACAAAGGGTAGTTTATACCCTATATAATAAAGCTAAAGCTAAAGCTATAGTTAAAGATAAAGATAAAGATATGAATATATTAGGTAAAATATTTAGTAGTAGTGCAAGTCAGTTAGTTGAAACTGTTGGAAATGCCATTAATAAAATACATACATCAGCAGAAGAAAAGGAATTAGTCGAGGCTGAAATCAAGAAGGTAGTCTTAGAATACGAACAGAAGATGCAGGTTGAGGTAACTAAGCGTTGGGAAGCAGATATGCAA